GCGTGGGCGCCGCACGTGCCGCTCCGGTGGCAACGCGGGGCCGGCCGCGCGTTCTCCCTCGCGCTCTCCCTCCCCGGCGTGGCCGTGACGCTCGCGTGGGCGGGGGAGCTGGGGGGCCCGTCTGCCACCCTCGCCGCGGGGCTGATGCTGCTGAGTGCGGCCGCGCTGGTGGGCAGTTACGCCACGGCCTCGTATGAGGGGCTGGTGGCCAGTCTCTGGGTCGGCGGGCTCTACGCGGGGTGGCATGATCTGCCCGTGCTCGCCTGCGCCTGTGCCGCGTCAATCATGCTGCTTCGCCACACGTCGTTCTGGCAGGGCTATGTGCTGCTCATCGTGGCCAACACTTGGTGGTCCCTGCCGGTGATCGTGACGGTGGGCACCGTCTTGTTCCGGCAGTATCCGGACGCGATGCGCAGCGTCTTCGGGGAGGGCACCCCGCCCCCATACTACCCCCGCGACGGGTGGCGGAAGGGCCTGCGCGTCCTCACCCAGCGCTACGAGGTCTTCGCCGGCTGGCTCGCCCTCGCGCTCGTGATCCATGCCTGGACCCCCACCTGTGCGATGCTCCTGGGCGTGACCGGGGTCACCCTGGTGGTGCAGCACGGCCAGCGCACCCTCTGGCGGCCGAAGTGGGTGGTGGGCTACCTCCCCGACTTCGCCCTTCCCGTGGTCCTGATCCTCGCCGTGGCCATCGCGCCCGCGCTCGCCCAGCTGGAGTGGTGGCCCTACGTGCTGCTCTGGCTCGGCTGGGGCCTCGTCCGCCGCCGCCACCCGGCGCTGCCATGATCGGCACCCCCGACCCCGCGCGCTGGACGGAGGCGCCGCCCGAGCGCTTCGGCCCCATGGCGGGCTACGCCTGGCGCACCGATCCCCGTCATGTGCTGTTCACCCTCGCCCGCTACCAGGTGGTGGCCAAGCTCCTCGCCGGCCGCGACCGGGTGCTCGAGATCGGGTGCGCCGATGCCTTCGGCACGCGCCTGGTCGCCGCCGAGACGCGCGTGGCCGTCACCGCCATCGACGTGGACTACGCGATGATCGAAGCGGCCAAGCAGCAGACGTGGGCGCAGGGGCGCCACCCCAAGCTCGACGTGTACCAGCACGATCTGCTCCAGAGCCCGATCCCCGGCCACGACGCCGCGTATGCGATCGACGTGCTCGAGCACATCCCGGTCGAGCAAGAGCACCGGTTTCTGCGCCACGCCTGCCAGTCGATCACCCCCGACGGGGTGCTCATCCTCGGCACCCCGTCGCTGGAGTCGCAGGCGTATGCCACCGCGCCGAGCAAGGAGGGGCACGTGAACTGCAAGACGCAGGGCGAGTTGCGCGAGCTGATGAGCCAGCACTGCAAGACCGTGTTCGTGTTCGGCCAGAACGACGCCACCGTCCACTTCGGCTATGGGCCCATGTGCCACTACCTGTGGGCCGTGGGCGTCACCCCGCGCTACACCGTGCGGGCCGCGCGATGATCAGCGTCCGCACGCTCCTTTCGGAGCTGACCGACCTGGACGTGGAGGCGCCGCCGGCGATCCCGCTGCCCCAGGACCGGCGCCTCGAGACCGCGATCCGCCGCCACATCGAATCGGTGCTGCGCGAGACCTACGGCAACCAGGCCAAGGCCGCCGCCATCCTCGGCATCGCGCGCAGCCAACTCGCCCGCCACCTCCGACACTGGCGCGAGGAGGACGCCGTCGTGGGGGTGCGGTGCCTCAACTGCGGGAGCGCCGCCGAGTGGGTCGCCCACCCCGACGACGAGGGGTACTACCGCTGCCCGACCTGCCGTGTGGGGTTCATGGCGTGAACCCCCACACCGGCTTCCCCCGCGCGTGGTGGCGTCTCGCCCAAGCCGAGCGCAGCGCCTGCATCCGCCAGCTGCGGCAGGTAGGCGAGCCGGGGCCGCATCTCAAAGGCCGCCTCGCCCGCTGGGAGCGGCAGGACGCCCCCCTCGCGGGCCGCTACGACTCCTACGCGCTCAAGAATCCGGTGACGTGGATCTCCCCGCACCTGGCCCCCGTCTACTGCCCCCCGGCCGAGTTCTACCAGCCGGTGGCCACGTGGTATCGCTACCAGCACCGGCACTCGGAGGAATTGTTGCACGTGCTGGGCGACCGCTCGTGCCCGCGCCATCACTACCTCGTCCGCTGGCAGTGGCCGCCCGTGCCCGACCACCCCGTCCACGGGTGGCGCGCCCAGTTGGTCGCCCGCTGCTTCGTCGCCACGTGCATGGCGCACAAGTGGCGCATGTCGTGGCACACGTGGGACGATCTGCAGCACGTGGCCAAGGGGCAGGCGCCGTTCAGTGCGACGCTCCTCGCCAAGGTCAACGCGGGCATCGTCGGGGGCAAGCTCTACTGGGAGCGCCGGCACAAGCCGTTCACCATCTCGTTGCAGGGCGGGCTCACGCTGCGGAGGCGAGGATGACGGAGCGGGTGGTCACGACGTGGGGGATTCTGCAAGAACACGAGGACCAGATCGACAATCTGCTCAAGGCAATCGACAAGATCGACAAGCTCCAAGCGCAGGTGAGCGCGTGCGAGCAGAAACTTGACACGCTGATGGCGGAGTTGCGCAAGCGCGGGAGTCTGTGAAGAAAGACACCGCCTCGCTCGCGGACTCCTTCTGGGAGTTCGCGGCCACCATCCGCATCCCCTCGAAGGACCACGGCGTCATCCCGTTCCGCCCCTGGAAGGTGCAACGGTACGTCCTGGGCGAGATCATGGCCGCGCTGGATTCTGGCATCCACAACATCGTGATCCTCAAGCCGCGCCAGATCGGCGTCACCACGGTGCTGATCGCGCTCGATCTCTACTGGATGCTCCGCTACAAGGGCCTCACCGGCGCGTTCATCACGGATACCGATCCCAACACCGCGTACTTCCGCGTGATGATGACGGAGTTCTTCAACTCGCTCCCGGTCAAATATCAGTGGCCGCTCGTGCGGAATAACAAGGCGCTCACCGCGTGGGCCAACGGCTCGCGGCTGGTGTTCCAGACGGCCGGCCCGCGCAGCAGCGTCTCGCTCGGCCGGTCGAAGGGCCTGAACTTCTACCACGGCAGCGAGGTCGCGTACTGGGGCGATCCCGAGCGCATCCCCGACTTCTTCGCCGCGCTCTCCGAGCGCCACCCGCATCGCCTCTACGTCCGCGAGTCCACCGCCAACGGGTTCAACTTCTACTACCACATGTTCATGGACGCCGGGCGCGCCAGCACGCAGCATGCGATCTTCGTGCCGTGGTGGCGCCACGAGCTGTACGAGTTGTCGCCCGCGAGCAAGCAATACAAAATCTACTGGGACGGTAAGTTGACGGGCGAGGAGCGAGGGTGGCAGGCGCAGATTACCCAGCGCTGGGGCGTGGAGTTGACGCCGACCCAGTGGTCGTGGTGGCGGTGGAAGCTCGCGGAGGAGATTCGCGATGACGTCAAAATGCACCAGGACTTCCCCACCTTGCCGGAGCACGCCTTCCAAGCCTCGGGCTCCCCCTGGTTGGGGGCGCAGACGATGAACGCGCTGCGGAAGAACTTGGCCGACGCGCCCCCGCCGGACTTCTATCGCTTCACCTTCGGCCCGCTCGTGGAGCAGATGGCGCTCCACGAGACCACCGAGGAGTTGGGCCAGTTGACGCTGTGGGAGCACCCGATGAAGGAGTCGTATTACGTCGTGTCAGCCGATCCCGCGTTCGGCGCGAGCGAGGATAGCGACTACCACACGTGCCAGGTGTGGCGCGTGGAGCGGGGGCGCTTGGTGCAGGTCGCGGAGTTCAGCGACAACGACATCACGCTCCAGCAATTCGCGTGGGTGTGTCTCCATCTGGCCGGCCAGTACATGCGGAGTTACTTCATCCTCGAACTCCAGGGCCCCGGGCAGGCGGTGTGGCAGGAGATCCAGCGGCTGCAAACCCTCGGCTGGGGCACCCAGCGGTCGCCCAGCGAGATCAGCGACGTGATCGGCGCCATCCGGCATTACATCTACCGGCGGTACGACACGTTCGGCGGCAACATGGCGTGGCACTGGATGACCAGCGGGCCGCGCCGGCAGGGCGTGCTGACACGCCTGCGCGATCACTGCATGGTGGGCTCGCTGGTGATCCGCTCCGCGGAGATGGTGGAGGAGCTGTCGAACATGCGCCGCCAGGAAGGCGGCGTGATCGAAGCTGAGGGCACCGCGCACGATGACCGCGTGCTGGCGGGGGCGATGGCGGTGGAGTGCTGGCTGGAGCAGGCCATGCCGGTGCTCCAGCACATGCCGTTGAAGGGCGGGCCGGAGGGCGAGGCGCCGCCGGCGCCCGAGATGCCACACGCGGGGACTCGGTTAATGCAAGGCTTCTTCAGGAATATCGGGGTGTGACCATGATACAGGTGATCCCTCAATGTTGGTTGGTGGCAGAGATGCCGGACGGCACCTCGATTCAGTTGGTGGTGCCGGAACCCCATCTTGAAGCCGTGCTCCACGTGTTGAAATTCAACAAGGCAAAGTCCGTGTCGTATGCGTGGGAGCCGACGGATTTCAAAGCACGGTTGGGTGTGGTTAGCATGATTCGTTGATGTTGTGCTAGGCTTCCCCCCATGCCGGGGCCGCACGCGGACTATGCCTGTCTCGGGGCGAAGTGTCGCACCGACGATGGCGCGTCTGTCTATGACCTCCCCACCGGCAGCACCCGCTGCCCCGTGTGTGGCTCCCGGCGCCTCACCCGCCTGTTCAACGCGGTCAACGTGGGCCGCGGCCTGGCCCAGCACGTCGATTCCCTGGTCGAACCCGAGGTCACGCGCCAGCGGGAGGCCCTCGCGGATACGGCGGCCGCCCCCGTGTCTGGGGTGCCGGTCGGGGAGCAGATTCAGCTGGCGCGCAGCCGCAGCGCGGGCAACCCCGCCGGGATGCTGGGCCTCGTGCCGGGGGAGGGGCGGGCGGCCTCGCAGCAGGTGAACCTACCGCTGCTCAACCGGTTCGGCGGGCCGATTCCGAGCACCGGGATGGTGGTCCGGTAAATGGCGTCCGCCACCGACCGCGAAGCCCAGCCCCGTATCCGCGACTTGATCGCCTCCTGCGAGATTTCGCGGCAGGCCCGGCAGGACAAGTACGGGCGGATGCGGATCTGGTACGACCGGGGCACCGACAAGAGCGGCATCCCCGCGCGGTTCAACAAGCTCAAAGCTGCGCTCACGCAGCAGTCGTCCTACCTCTACAACCCCGAGGGCACGCGCTTCTCGCTGGGCCTCCCCCCCGCGCACAAGAAGCCGTGGATGAAGCACGCCGAGGTCGCCCGCGCGGAGTTCACGCGCACGTGGCGCGACATCGGCGCCGACGTCATGTTTGGCGAGTTCGTGAAGATGGCGGGCGTGTACGGGTGCGGGATCATGAAGCTCCTGCCCGAGCCCGACCATTCCATGTCCGTCAACTGGGTCCACCCGGGCGATTTCGGCGTGCTGCGTGAGTCGGTGCCGTACCTCGACCGGCAGGATGCCGTGTGCCACTGGTACTTCCTCACGATTCCCGAGCTGCGCCAGCTCGTGGCCGGGTTGCCCAACGCGAGCAGCATCGAAGCGTGGGCCGAGGAACACGCCACGCCGGGGTCCAGCAGCGAGCAGACCGGGATGTTGCAGCAGATCATCATCAACACCTCACAGCCCTCGCCGCCCATCGGCACCTTCCCCGGCGGCATGACGCCCTGGACGCAACTCGCGGAGTTGAAGCCCCAGGAAGCCGAGCCGATGGTGGAACTGGTCGAAGTGTGGGAGCGCGCCGATTTCAAGATCGGGGATAAGCGCCTCACCGACTACCTCGTGTCCACCGTGATCGGCAACTGGACCGTGATGGAGCGGCAGAACCCGGTGCTGCCGGCGGTGGGCGACTGGGAAGCCGAATTGCCGTTCATCAAGGTGTGGACCGATCCGGTGCTCGACTATTTCTGGGGGGAATCGGCGCTGGAGAAGATTCTCCAGCTGCAGGAATGGCGCGAGCGGCGGATGATGGAGATCGACGAGCTGTACGGTCTGCAGCTGGACCCGCCCGGCTTCTACTCCGGCCCGGGCATGATGCCCATGGCGGATGAAAAGAAGTTCACCATGCGCACCCGTGGCGCGCTCGTGCAGGGCGGTCCCCAGTCGAAAATGGAGGCCCTGCGCCCGCCGATGCCCGATCAACCGTTCGAGCTGATCGACCGCGTGGACGGCATGTTCGACGAGGCGATCCAGATGCCGCCCATCCTCAAGGGCCAGAACGAGCAAGGGGTGCGCGCGGGCAATCAGCTCGCCGATCTGGCCTCCATCGCCTCCGGCCCCGTGCGCAACAAGGCGCTGGTGGTGGAGGATGCCGTGGAGGTGCTGGCCACGCGCATCTTCCATCTCATGCAGCGCGATGACCCCACCGCGTACACGACCGAGGACGGCGACCAGTTCCTGCTCGCGCAGCTGCCGCGCGGCACCACGATCAAGGTGTCCGCGCACACCTCCTCGCCCATCTACGCGGTGGATCTCGCGGACAAGGCCGACCGGCTGCTCAAGGCGGGCGCCATCGATCTGGCGGACTACGTGGAGATGCTGAACCCGCCGCGGGCCGAAGAACTCATGGAAAAGGCGCGCGTGCTGATGAAGGCCAAGGCCGAGATGGTCAAGGCGAAGCTTGAGATTGAGAACAAAAAGGCTGAAAAGAAGGGCCGGTAGGCCCCTCGGCAAGTCGCACGCCTACGCCGTCAGCCGGTGCTTGGCTCGGAACGATCAGGGCTACCGCTGCGGCCGGCCCGTCCCGCACCTCGGCGCGCACTTCTGCCATCGCTCGCTCGGCTCCGTTTCGCTCCTCGCCCGCTGGTAGCTACCACTGGTGGTGGAAAAAGTTTGACACCACCACGGGTGGTATGCGTAGACTCCCGCCGATGAGCATCCTACCTGAGATCGCACCGGCCGAGCAGTCGTGTGCGGTCAGAGAGGAGTCCAACCTATGGCCCGTCGGGGTCGTCGGGGTCGTCGGGGTCGTCGGTAGTCGCTGATGGG